CGGTTTTNCCTGCTTCTTTAACTACATCTATTTTTTCTACCTCTTCGACTGAATCTAGATCGTTGTAGAAGTCTTCTCTTTCGTCGTCTCCCATTTCATCATTAGATTTAGGAGTTCCATCTTCATGCTCTCCTGCTCTTCTTTCTCTAATCTTTTGAATGGCAGCTTCGATTTGTTCTTCTGTATACCCTTCTTTTAGTGTAGCTTTTTTCAAAGCATTAAAAACATCAGTATCTTCTGCACCTCTTTTAGTTTCTTTCATTTTATCGTGCTTATCAACTTTATTAGATTCACCAGACATTAAGTCTAAATAATGTGTTGGATTTTTCTCTAGGTTTGCTTTAGCTTTCTTTTCAGCAGCAAAGAAGTCTTCAGGTTTAATTGACCCTCCATAAGTAGTAATCCCCTTTGCTTCTAATTCTATTCTAATAGCTCTATCTAAAGCATCTAGAGAGTAATTAAGTATAGGTCTTTCATCATATACATGTGCTTCTACTACCTCTTCTTTTACTTCGTAGATTACTCCTCTATTTTTTAAGATTTGTACTGAATCGGCAAATCCGTTGAATTGAGTAATATGTGCTGGGAATTCTTGTCTCATTTGACGAACAAATTCCTTCTTGGACATAGAGCCTTCGTTGACTGCTCTTAGTTTTTCTGTTGCTGTTACTTTTCTCATATTTTATAAGTAATCGAATCCTTTAGTATGTGATGGTCGTTTTGGTCGCTTTGTTTGCTTCCAACCCATTTTTGTTAATGTTTTCTTTGCTCTATGACCTTTACCTTTAAATTTCGGAGTAGCAAACGTCTCTCCTTCTCCAGGTGTAAAAGATGCTCCTCCTACATTTGTTACGTTAGCTTCATTCATTTCTTGCATGACTTCTCTTATCAGTGATGTAAGTTTTGAACGTGTCATAAACTTCTTAGTTCATTTACTAAGTCATAATACTGCATAAGGTTAACTAGGTGACTATCTTTAATCTTCTCATTGTTAGGTAGAGTTTTAATAGATTTAGAGACTTCATCTAACTTAATCTTTACTACCTCATCTTTTACTCTGTTAGAGCATTCAAGAACTGAAGCAGCTATTTTAACTAGTTCANTATTAATTAAGGTTCTAAGTCTTTTCTGAGAATTAACAGAGGTAATGAACTCCTTTAATATGTTCTTTTGTTCAGGTAATAAGTCCTTATACTTATCGTTAAACTTTTCTAATAGTATTTTAAAAGTCAACAGCTTTAAGTCTTTATCGTACTTGGAATACTCCTCTATTAAGGTATCTTTTACATCCTCTTCTTTTTGAGGTTCTGATGTTAAGTGTTCCAGTATTGTTGTCTTATTATCAATTAGCATTTGAGGATCAACTAAATCTGAGTTATTCTGTGCTTCTAGTAGACANTACAGAGCAGCTAGGGCTTTGTAGTCTCTAACTTGCATACCGAAAAACTCTTCAGCATTATAGCTTTCTTTAATGTCTGATATTAAAGCGTACTTCTGTGATTTAAGTGTCTTCTGATCTAATTTTCTAGAGACCTCCGTGATGGTGGAGACAATAGCTTCTGCCTTTGATTGTGATACATTCTTATTTTTTACTATGAATTCATATAATTTAAACTCTTTTGCTAAGGTAGTTTTACCTGCAAAGTGAGTCTTCATTATATTGATAGCTGCAGAATCTTTATTATTTAAAGTATCTGCTGCAACTTGCTTAACTAGCAATTCAAAAATAAGACCTGTATTACGAAATTTTGAGTGTTTTATCTTCATTCTACACGTTTACTATTATAAATATGTATTAGTTACCTAAATCTTTAATGTTGTCTTCATTTAGAAGTCCATCATCGTTTTTAGACTCTTTTTTAAATACAATATTCTTTAATGCCTCTTTGGTTTTATGGTATACAGCTTGTGTTGTAATGTTCTCCATTACATTATCGTTATCTGATGGATATCCGCCTTTCATACCATGTACCCCTAAAGGATCACGTCCTCCTAAGGCATCGTTAGTACCGTATACAGAAGCTTTTTCTACAGGTCTACCACCTTCAGGTCCAGGTTGACCCCATTCAGGAGTAGCTTTAGGATCTTCATAACCTGTTGGTACTTCACCTTCTCCTCCTCCTTTTGGTGTGGAGGTTGCTCTTCTACCGTACATAGAAGCAAGATCATGAGGTGTACCGTAAGTAGTTCCTGATTTAGCAGGATCATTACCTTCATTTTCAATTTGAGCTATTCTAAATAAACGTTTAGAATCCTCTCTAACTAAATCTCTCATCTCCATGTAAGTATCTTCTGATAGATCGAATAATTTTTCATAGATGTAATCTGAAGAGAATAATTTGGTATCTTTCATTTGATTTGCAAGATCAATCTTCTCTTTTAATAGAGCTATTTTCTCTTGTTCAAATATAATAGAAGGAGTAGTTAGTTTAATTTCGAAGTTAGTTAAACTTTCTCCTGTAAAACCTTGTGTATATAAATGGATTAAAGCTATCTTAGTAAGCTCTGATTCCATAATCTTTTGAATACGTTCTACTGTTCTTGCAAAACGAATATCTTCTGCTGCTAGTGTAGCCTTGCCGGATAAATCTCCTTCGTATCCAAAGTAAGCTTTAGGTATTTTTAACGCTGCAAACATTTTAGCTTGTAGATACTGTACATCTGTTACTCCATCGTACTGTANTCCAGGAGTTGTATCAATTCTAGTAGAAGTATCACCTCCTCTTACAGGNAGATAGAAATCNTCCATCATNTTCTGTAAGTTGAATCGTAAATTNTATTGACCATCTTCACCTATATAAGGTTGTTTTTTCATCTGATTGATGGTCTTTTGCATAAACTGCTCTACTTCATTAGGAGGNATAGANCCTACGTTAATATAGAACATTCTTTTTTCTGGAGCTCTCATGATTCTATGAATCAACATTGCATCCTCCATCAAAGTAACTTGTTTATGTATCTTTCTAGCAGGCTCTAAATAAGAACGTCCATAAGGTAAATAAGTAGTATCAGAAATTAATCTAAAGTGAGCTACTTCGTAATTATCAAATTCTACTATTCTCTGGTCAGCTTTCTTTTTAGGTAAGTAGTTAGGGTTCTGAGAAGAAGCTAAGCCATCAGGATCTAACTGAAATACTACTTTGGTAGGATTTTCAGGATCCTCTCCCTCTCTTCTTACCATATGGTAGATAGTATAAGGTAGAACATTGTATACGCCGAACTTCTCTGCTACTTCTAGCTTTAAGAAAAAGTCTCCGTACTTACACATGTTCCTAGTCCATGACCATAAGTTAAATTCGATATTTAAAACATCGTAAAATAAATTATAAAGGACTTTTTGAATATTTTCATCTGATGATTTGATTGCTAAGATCTCATTTTGATCATTTTTAATAGTAGCTTCATCAGCTAGGATGTCTAGAGCAGAAGCAATAATAGGATCTGTATCCATTGCTTCATAATCAGAATACAGCTGAATCCTTAACGTCTGGTAATTCAGGTTAGGATTAAAGATATTCTTATTATTGTAAATGTACAACCTACTAAATCTATCAATTAGAGAATTAGTTTGATACTTACCAGTAGTTTGGATTTGATTAATATCGGCAACTTTTAATTGATCCCCACCAACGTTTCTAATTATTACGTCTGATGCAAATAATGTCCTAAGTCTACCAAATAAAGAAGTGTCCGCCATTACGGTTAAATTTTATATATATAAATAGTTCTATTTAAGTAACCACGAGATGTCTTCATCGCCGCCGTTCGTCTTCATAAGATACGGATTATCCATCTGATTACCAACTGTTCTTACAATTGCTTGGTTTCTAGAGTTTAGATTATTAAAGGAAGATAGTTGAGCTCTAGCTAAATCCATACCCTGTTGCCTTAATTTTAATGCTGTATCCCTAACATAAAGAGCAGTTGCGCACGCTATAAGTAAATCATCGTTGTATCTATCTTGAGCTTGTGCTTTACCGTTCTTCCAAACAAATACTCTCATTTCAGACATTAAGCGTTTAGATTGTATAGTTACAGACTTCTCTCTAATATACTCAATCATTTTAGCTATTACTAAAGGACGTGTTCTCATTGACATAGTAAATCCGGGAACAAGTTTATCTCTTTCAAACTTATTCATATAAGATTCTACTGATTCAGTGTTAGATGTAGAGCTGTAGTATATATTTCTATATTCTCTTTCTAGTAGTTGTTCTATAGTAGCCCATCCAATATTAGCGTTCTCACATACAAGNAGTGCTTCGTTATATTCAGATGCTAATCCAACTAAAAAATTACCAAAATCTTTAGGAGATAGTTTACCTTTATACTCAGCTACTTGAGTACACGTCTCTATATCAAATACATGACATGCAGAGTAGTCGGTAGAATCTCCTCGAGCTACATCAGCTACAACCATATATGACTTAGTATAGTCTGGTGCTTCCCATATCCATAAGTTACCGTCAATTCCTCTTCTCTCTAGAGGGTCTCTTTGATATGTTTCCTCGTAAAAAGACATGTCTTCTGGTTCGAATACAGTATCTCCTGAAGCTAAGAAGTCACAGTCGCATTCCTGTCCTGCCATTCTAGGTCCAAGATCTCTATCTTGTATTTCTCTCCATGACTGATCTCTTTCAGGGTGAACAGTCCAAGGAAGTCTAACGGGTACAAATGAATTCTCTCCAGTTTCTGCTCTTTCCCATGTTTGGTGAAACCAGTTACCGATACCATTAGGTGTGGATAAGGCCATACATTGACCTCCGGTAGCTAGTGTTTGNTGTGCNGCTGCAAAGGTCTCCTCAATGTTATCAATAAAGGCAGCCTCATCTATCAANAAGAGNGATACCGCTTCCGATCGNGCNGCATCTGCATTAGATGATTTAGCTTGTATTTTAGATCCGTTTTTTAATCTTAAAGATAATTTGTTCTTTTCAACGGCTGGTAGTT